CATTTTCGCCATATAATTTGTCCACAACTCGCTGCTGGGCTTCAACAATTAGGTTCAAGCCCTTGATAGCATCTCTTTCTTCTTGCATCCGCTTTGCATGAGCTTCCAATTGCGACCCAGCCTGAGACAATGCAGAAGCTATAGTGCCACCAAATGCTTCAGGTCCAGGGGCTGCAGCCCTTGGTATTGGTGGGTTTTCTACTGTTACTTGTGGGATAAGTCTTGGCACTCTCATTATAATTACTTACCCAGGGGCTGGCCCATCCAGTCCCACTTATCAGAAAAGTTAGTCATAGATGTTCCAAGATGAGTCAATCCGCCTATAATTCCTGCTGTCCTTGCTTGTTTGCCCGTAGCACGAGCCACATCAGCTTGATACCTTTCCATATTGGCACGATTACCATAGCCCCATTGGTCAAGCATGGCATTATATCTTATTGTGGCAGCGTCCCGCTCTACCGACCATTGTGTGCTAAGTAAAATATCGAGAGGACTTCCAGCATCTGGCACAAGGCCAGCAGCACCAAAGGCGGCACGCTGAGCACCCTTTGTAAGCTCACCTCTCATTCTTAGTTGTCTTTCTTCTTGTGCTGCTCTTTCTGCAGATATGGCAGCTTTGCTTTCTTCAATCTTGGCATTATATTCTGCAGCTTTTGCTTGAGCCTCAGCACTTTGCTGAGCAGCTCTGCCAGCCATTATTGGAGCTGTTACAGACATCACAGTACCTAATCCACCAAGGAACGCGGGAACACTACTAAAAGTTTTAGTTACCCAGGCAGTAAGTGCGTTAACGCACATCTCTATCACTCCTAACCCAAACCATCGTATAAAACTTAGCAGAACCGTCAACGCCAGGATAAACTTCCTCTATGATCTTAAATCCTACCCATTCGAGCATTTTTATTACTTCAGTATTTTCTGAATATATTATACACTCAAGCGCATTAAACCTAACCTGTAAACCTTTCATCATTTTTTTGAAATGCTTTAAAAACGTTATGCCGTATTCGTTGATAATGCTTGAGCATATAAGCCAAGGATATGCCCGCTTGATTAACTTAGACGGCTCACGAAAACCAAAGATAGCTGCAGTGTTCCCATCTGCAGTTACAGCATATACCTCATCAGAAAGAGAAACTGACTTCATTAGTGCGTCTTTATTTGCTGAGCCAAATAAAACCTTTAACTCATCCACATTACCAGGGTGCATTGATTCTATTATTTGATCTACGTGATGCTCTTGGCATACCTCGGTTTTAATCTCCATGAGCCACCCTCACAGTCCAGTTTAATATATTAAATGGATATGGGTGCCTTTGTTCTATAGTTACCTGACCATAGTAGTCGTATTCTGAGCTTAGGTCTTCGGTTAACACACCAGAGTATAATTCAAGGTTTTCATTGGGATAGTAGATAGGATACATGTCGTCTTCTTTGGTGCCAATATAACCAAACCTGCTATCTAAAACCTGCAAGATAACACTCGTGGCACGCCGCCGTGAGCCTGTGGATATACCCTCTCTGACCTCATATATCAACGGAAGAGATTGTATTGTACCAATATATTGTAGTCCAACAACCACATATGAGGCTGCATTCTTTAGTGTGATAGTTCCATTGCTCACCATATTGCCAAAGATTGGTACACCATCGGCCAAAACTACAACCTGTTTGCCTTCAAGATGACCCAACCCACCTATTGTCGTAGTTGGATCTCCATCGTGTGCCACAACAGCGCAATCAAGATGCATTTCCTCAGGCCTTGAGCTTAGCTTCTCTACGTATCGTACATCGTTACCATTGATGTTTCTTTTGACTACCATGTATACTTCGTCTTCAGTAAGCCCTGGAGCAGATGAAATAGATTCAACTATACCTCCAACGTCATGCATGTGCCACGCCCATACCTCTTGCTCTTTCATGTATGTAAGACCAAGAAGCTTACCATCAGACCTAACTACCCATAACACGCTCCATGGCTCTTGCTGATAACACCAGTCTATAATTGTATAATCATCGAAAAGATGCGTAGCAAAAATAGACAAATCAACACTATCATAACCATCACTTTGGAATGAATATGCAAGGTCACGTACTCTCTTGCCAAACTTCTGTACAAAAAGAATGGAAGCTCCAGATATCATTGGTTCAATTGAGTGACTACCACGATAACCTTGGTTGGATATATACATTGAATCTGGGGTAATGGCGTTACCTTCGGCACTACCAGTGATACGCCATTCACCACCAGTAGTAAGAACAACGAGGTCTTTCAAAGAAATAATACCCTGTATTTCATCAAGTGATCGTGACCGTATCGGTATTTTAACAGAATCATCTGCTTGAACGGGCTCTGAAACACCAAAATTATTATAATCACCAGTAACGCTTTGCCAAATATCAAATGGACTCGTTGGAGTCCTGCCAAGTGTTAATCTATCTTGATGAAATGTAATTATTGCAGGCCATCCAGGGACGTCACCCCAGGCACCAAGAGACCATTTCTTTGTTGGTATATTGAGATATAAACACTTTCGCTTTACTTTGCATCTTACCTGAGTAGGAGATAAATATTGAGTAATTTCTAAAATACCATTTACTTCTTGTCTTGAGTATTTTAAAATCCAAGAAAACCAATCAATATCACCAGTCGCATATAATCTAATTTTAGGCGTGGTATCGTTATAGTCTTCAGAATTAAGTTCTCCAGTTATTTTAACTCTATTTTGAGCATGCATGTTTAAAAAGCTATCAAAAACTTGCCAAGTAGAGCCTCCGTCCACTGAGTATTGGATATCAACAGCTAATGCCATATTCTCAGCTGAAGATCCATCAAAAGATCCAATAATTTCAAATTGCCCATCTACATTCCATATGTTTGACATTACACCTTCATTCGGAGGGTTCTCACGTCCTTTTGAAATTGTTTTAGCTTCCATCACATATCTAATATTTATCAATCTGCCTACATCTTCTGGAACAAACATATTAGAAGAAGCTGTAACCGTAACAGTATCGCCAACCTTACCGGTAGAACCACTATATGAAGATATAGTTAAAGTATCATCAGTATCGTTTTCCTTCATAAATGGCCCATTCTTAAAATCAAAGTCTTCTAATGACCAATTGTCATTGGCATAACGCTTTAATTGCTTTGGTCTATGGTGTCCATCGACTATGTATAATACATCTGCTGATTGAACATATCTAATATTTGGGAGATCTGCAAGCTCATATGGTGCAGAAATTTCATAAGGCACACCGTTTTTGATTACTGGTTCGCAATCTACAAAAAATCTCATATATTGATGACCAACTTCAATGTGAATAGATGGCTCACTTGTGAAACTCATTGGGATAAGTATGGCTTTACCATTGTTTTTTGTGCTACTTACATACCACGTACCAGGCCTAAAACTTGTACCACCATGAGCGAAAGGTATAAAATTACGGCACTTAGCCAATGCTACCTTGACTTTTTCAAGGTCAGACCTATACCACAAAGCAGGTGCAACTTCACCACCAACCATCGCAACCTGATGAGTTTTAAACGTGCTTGACGATGGAGATGATCCCATATTACGTGCCATTAGTATCGAGCCCTCGTGTATTTACTATCACGATACTCCATAACTTGTATCGCCTCATTTGCATTGTTTTCTTTTGATCCTTCACCCATCTGCATAGATAGCTGCAGTAGATCTAAGTGTTTGCCTCTGTCTCCAGCATGAGCCATTGCTATCTCAGCAGCAAGCCGCGTAGCGAAGGCCTGCACAAAGCTTGACGGGAACGCCTCCTCGCGAACATTATTTGTGGTATATATAGCATAAGCTTCGGCTTCATTGGTGCCTATCAAAAGTCTGCCAGTATTTTCATCTGTTATAATTTCATATTCAACTGGAACCTCGTCTTTGGTATCGACAGATGCTGCAGAAGTAATCATTCTGATAGACAAACAATCATCAGGATATTCATAGCAAAACTCCCATTTAATATGCTCGTAATCTGACAACACCAGAGGTACAGTTCTTTTAGCGAAACTCCACGAATGATCTTCTAAGAAAGAGAACAATGTAGGCTCATAAAGATTGTGCAGGGTCTGAGCCAACGGAGAGTCAAGCACCTTGTCATCGACAAGCTGCCTTGAGATGCCCGCTTTGGCCAATGCCAAATTCCATATTTGCAGTCGGGTAAAACTCATATATTCACCCCTTATTGTGAGAGGGGGACGTGCCCCCTCTCACCATCATAGTGTAGCCTTTCTCCTTTTCCTGTCGGAGCGAATCAATCGAATTATCTCTTGATTCGTAGCCCCGACAGGAACGTCCACACCCTCATCGCCTGCTAACTTCAACAGGTCATCCTTCTTCATTTGACTCAAGGTTTCGTGCTCTTTTCTTGGGTCTTCCTGCTTAATTTCTTGAGCCTCACCAATGGGCTTGAACCACTTGGGCACAGGTTGACCGTCAGGGACGACTATGCGTTCACCCTTTTTGCGATATGAGTGGTTCAGGTCCAAACAATCAGTGGTAACCTCATACAACATAGCTGCCACCACTAAATATTAGTTTGAGGATTGTCAGTTAAGTAAATATCAAACTTACCAGCAGTTAAAGCAGCAGTACCCACTATAATCCGTGCCGCAATATACCTTTCGACCTTTTCAGGCTTTGGTAGTCTCACGATACCGAAACAATATTTGTCGACCAAGCTTGCCTTGGGAATGGCGCCAGATGACCAAAGGACGGTTGGGCTACTAATTGCACTATCGGAATCGGTAACAAGCTGTACTTCAACCGTAGCAGCACCAGCACTTGTACACGCCGTCTCTACATACGCAACAAAGTATAGCTCATTTACAGCATCGCCAACTTTAACTGTATCTATTACATTTTCAGAAAGATGCGTAGTAGCAGTAGTAACTGCTTGCGCATCACTTAAAATAAGATTCTTATCTAATATCAATCTCTACACCTCCCCTTAAACGATCCTGGATTCAGTGGTCAGGATTTTATCACAACGTCTTATTGGGATACCATCAAAAGTAAGTATCTTTTTACCACCATATTCATCGAGAGATAGATATATGTTAGATTTCTCGTTGACCATAATCCTGAGCCACGTTCTAATTTTCCTGTTACAGTAAATAACAGGCTTACCAAGGTTAACCTCAGGGACTGTCTCAACTGCCTGTATAAGCAATCTAATTAGGTTTGGCGCAGAATCACTTCCAGAATTAAACGTCTCTAAGTCATCCATATCAATGTTAGCAATACGTACAACATATCTCCAGTCACGCACAGACAGACCACAGTCCCACTTGTAGTGCGACTCGAGCACGTCATATCTGCCACCATTTGCAAGGTCAGTTACAGTCTGCTTTCCATTGTCGGTGATCTGCATACCAGCCTTGGAGCCCTTGGGGAAGATACCATGGACAGTATTTGGTCCCCACACTACAAGCCATATGGACGTTAGACTGCTCCCATCTCCGCCAGCATCTATAATCTGACCACCGTTATCAGCAGACTTACTGGAGAACCTTGGGTGCAGGCCCATGAATTTCTCTGGCGTATCTCTTGTATCGCCATAGAAAAGAGTATGGGCCATCTCTTGGTTCATACCCTCGATGTGGAGTCTCTCCTCAGAAAGCCTCCACTCAGCAGAGTTGCCGTTAAGCCTTGCAAGGTCTATGTCTATCTGAGGCCTTGCCTCCAGCATACCACAGGTATCCACGACCTGCTTGGTTGTGCCCTTTGTGGGCTTAACGCCCTGATACAGCGCCCTCCACGTAGGCTCAGGTATCCCAGTGGCTACCGTAGTCTGGTGACCAGTAGGTAGGTTACCCTCAAGCCATACCATGTCCTCCAATATCTGGTTAGTTTCGGCCAATAAATTAACTACAGTATCTATCTTGCCCTTAGGGTCAAGCCGTTTCGACCAGTCAAGCAAGGTAGGAAGATTTTGTCCCATTACTGCCAATTCTTACACCCCCTATTGTTTGTCTTTAAACATTGTCGGATAGAGCGTCTTCAGGATGTTTTCTTCATCGCCAGCTCCTGGACGCCCTTCGACGAACTTAGCCTCTGTACCAATTTCCTTACCTACACGGTACAGAAAGGCTAAAAGTCGAGGATTATTACCGAATCCAGTCTGGTCGAGCTCCTGAATCAACTGCTCATCTCCGAATTTGTTTAAGACTGGTAATATAACAGTCTTGAGATTCTCCTCAAACTTCGGTCCACCATACTCTTTGTGTTTCTCTGCCTCTTCACCCCACTTCTTCACCTGATCATACCAGGCCTTGACGCCAGCCTCCTGAACCGCCTTGGCCTGCTGTTTGATGTGCTCGATAAGGTCGTTGGCAGCCTCCTGTGTGGCACCGTGCTTTTTCAGAAGCTCAGTATATTTGGTTTTGTCTTCTTCGGTAAGACCAAGGTCCTCAGGAAACTCGTATGATTCAGGTACCTCTGGCTTTGATTTCTCCTCAACGGATTTCTCCTCTGAAGGTCCTGTTTCACCAGAGACTGGTTTTTGTTCTACCGCTTGCTCGCCTTCGCCCGAGGGTTCAGTGTTTGTCTGTGCCTCGGCATTGACGTTAAGCTCTTCAGTCATTACTATCTTCCTCCCAATTATTTAATATTTCGTCCACCTTTTCATTCCATTTAAATGATTCTGCAAATATTTTACCAAATAAATCCCTATCAACGCAAGCCAATTCTTCAATCACCATCAAACCTATTTGGCGCATTCCATCATTAAAAAAAGTATAACTATTGCCAGTCATTACAGGATGAAAAATATGACACCGTTCAATGATAGAATACACCCACCTCCTTCCAGCCTCGGTTGAAACAATCTCAGCAAGATCGTTGATGCGCATATCTTTAACAACCTGTGCTCTTAGCCTTTGTCTTTCAGCACCTTCATTATCAGTTACGCTATATTTCCTTGGGTTCTTGTTCATCTTATGCCACCAGCAGCACCCTGTAGTAGAGCATTAAGTGCGTTCTGCCCACTCATATCAGCCTCAGATAGCGTCTTACCTTGCTCCACAATCTGCTGCATTTGAGCCATCTGGGCAGCTTGTCTTTCAGCTTCAGCTCTACTCCTTCGTATTTGCTCGCGCACTCGAGGATCAGTGAGCATCCTCTGTGGTATCTGTATTGCAGACAAATATCCTTCACCTATGGCATCAGGGTCTAATATATCTCTTGCCTCTGGGTATAGACTCGCAAGCTGTGCGATAAATGCCGAACCTTGTTCTATCTTTGCAGACTCTATCATCTGTTGAGCCTGCGCCAATATTGACACATATTCAATAGTTATCTCTTGGTCTTCTATGTCTGGTGGTGGTGGTGGAAACAAACCACCTCTAAGCATAATACCAAATATCCTGTTAATAGCATCATCTAAATATTCATCCACCCTCTCAAGTGCTGGAGATAACATCAAAAGTTTTTCTTGCTGTATCTCCACAACCTCTCTGGCGGTCTTCTCAGCACTGCCTCCAGACCTCATCATCAAAGCAAGGAATAAATCCTTGTAATACGCCTGATCTATCAATTGTCTTAACTCAGTTAAACTCAATTGTATACCATTCAGATCAGGTGCAACCTCGTATAGCGGTTTAATTCCTCCGCCAGATCCAGATACCATGCTTGAATAAAACGATAACCCTCCTGGTGCAGCATTGACTATTTTATCCATATCTGCCACAGGTGCCTGCAATGGTGGGTTGACTGACTTTTCTATACCCACACCTCTATCTCTTTGTGTGGCATGAAGCTCCTTACAGTCAGGAAGCACTACCCACCCTGGCCCGAAACCATAATCGTCTCTACCAGCTATCTCCCACCTAAATGTTGCGAATGGTTTTTCTTCATAGCCCTTGACCTCAAGCACTCCCTCGTCGTCTTCTGAGGCCTCAGCCTCAAAATATACTGACCTATATGGCATGTTTCTATTACTTCTACCACCACGAATACGATCATCGTTCGGCTCTATAGCATGGATAATGTGATGCCATTGTTCAGTATTGTTACTATCATACTCGTTTCGCACTTGCCTTGACACATTTTTCTTGCCAAAAGTATTAACTAACTCCCACGTACGCATATAGAAAGACCTATATAATGTATTGTTTCGCAGTGTATAATCAGACGCTAGTGCATACTCACCAATCATTAATGTATGTGCTCGTATGACGTCCTCAAAGTCCTCAAGGAATATAGTAACACCTGTCCCATACGTAGGTGCTTGGCTCCATACACCATATGTACCTTCATAGAAGTTACTTTGCCCCATGACAAAAGTCATACGGTAAGTAACTTCATCCAACCACCTACGTATTGCAGGGAACCTTGACATCTCTGGATCTGGTAAGCTGGCACGCCACCACTGCCTTGATTTAGATGTCATCCCACTTTGAAGTCCTGCCGCAGTGACACGTGCTGCAAGCGTAGGCCATGACGTAACCATGTCTTCATCGCCACGTCTGGGTCTGGTTTCAAAACCTGGGTACAAAGCACGGCCATACTGCGGCAGGACATACCTGCACAAGTCCTTCCATATAGGCTCCCAATGCGACCTATTGTAGAGCAGTTCTTTATGCCGTTTTTTATACTTTTGTATATCGGTCACACCAGGTAGTTCCATAAGTTACGCCCCCATAGTCTTACGTAATACTGTTTGTGGTTGTTGTGGTTGCTGAGTGGCCGCCCCTCCACCTGGTACACCAGTCCTGCTTCCTCTTGTAAGCCACGTAGACTCAAATCCTCTCCTTGCTGCTGCACGCCTACGTTCAAGGTCTTTACCAACTTCAGTGCGTTCACCTTCCTCCTCGATAATTGGGGGAGGTGGTTCAATTATTTGCGGCGGTTGTGGTATACTTGGAGTACTAAATAATCCACACATCTTTATACCTCCATTAATTATGAATTAATACGGCATGCGGTCCTCCACCAATGGACCGAGACCTGCCGCCTGAAACAAAAAACCTATCACCATTAACGCCAAGTCTTTTAACTACAGGATAAGCAAACGTTAAAGCTAATGCATCAGCTCTATCAGGGCTAGGCAACTTACGCACCTTCTTTATGGCCTGCTTTGACTCAAGCTTCATCTTACCAGATTGTCTATGGTAATCGTAGTATGGTGTCACCAAGTCGTCACGCAGTTTTCTATCGTCAGGTATAGCCCCGCCGCTCTTCAACCACTCCTTCATCTCATACCACATCTCCATGCGCTTGTTAGCAAGCTCCGGACGACTCGATGCTGCTGAGCTATTAACACCAACGACCTTATCACTCATACCCATGCGCCTCAACTGGTCGACCACACCTGCCCCTACGCCTGTTACATCTACAAATATTTTATCAGCATTTCTTTCAATGGCAAATCTATATATTTTGTCAGCGTATTCAAGAGTGTCTATATCAGTACCTTCCCATAGTTTCTCTGAGTATAAACCTTGTCGCAAAAATAAACAACTACTATCATCACCAAAGTAACTAACATCAGCACCGAGGATCACAGGAGCGAAGTTGTATTCACTCTCATGCAGAAATCTATGTATTGCTGCCTCGACCAACTCAAGTGGTATGAATTGTTGTACCGATGCGCTAGGGAACTCACCAAGCACTCTTACACGATAC